CCGCCACCTGCATACGCTGGCCTGTTCGCATCGTCTTTGCCGGGTCCGGTCCACTCGATGTGCGGCGCGTCCTTGCCACCTGTCATCGACTTGTCCGACAGCGGCTGACGCATATTGCTGTTGCGGAGAATCTCCTTGAACTTCTCTGGGTTGGCCCTGACCCACTTCTGCATCGCCGGGTCCATGTGCGCCTGATCGTTGATGTCCCACGACGAGGCGTATGCATGCGATGACCAGTCGTTGCTCCAGCGCTTCTTGCGCGGGTTGTAGCTGCCCCACTTCTTGATCGGAGCACCGGCATCCTTAAACGCCTGCGCCATACGCGCGAAGTCCTGCGCCGCTTCCGGATGCGCCGACGCCCGACCTTGCGGCGTGTTCACCATCGCGGCCTTCGTGCCGGATAGATGCAGCGGTTGATCGCCGCGCCGCTGGAAATAATTTACATTCCGCCTCTCGACCGGCCTGTCAGAGAACGGTCCCTGCTGCTTTCCCGCTCCGGGCACAGCGGGTTCAGCGGCTGTTGTCGCGCCGGGCTGCGGTCCGCCAAGCTCCGGCGGCAGCACGGGTGCTACCGTGCCCGGCTGTAGCTCCGGCCCAGTCTGAGTCTGAGTCTCCGGAGTCTGTTGAGTGTCGCTGCTTTGCGAGTCATCAGTGCCGCTGCGTCGTCGCTGACCTCCTTGGTAAGGCGCGGCGAGGTCTGTGCCTCCGCCATATCCTGTACCGCCCGAGCCCGGAGGACCAGCCTTATCATAGACACCTGTATTGAGACCAGACGAGCCAAAGCCGCCACCACCTCCGCCCGGATGATAAGAGGCCGACAGATACTTCGCATCCATGCTGCCGCCATAGCCGCCGCCTTGCTCCTTCGAGATTGCCTTCGCAATATTCCGCGCGTTGTCTTCGCTGGTGAATGCCGCGTTCTGAATGTTGGGATCGCGACGCCGTCGCTGCGAACTGAACTCCGTCGCGCCGCTGGTGCCGCCACCACGATACGACACCTTCGAGAATGGATTGAGACCGCGACCGACAGCAGCCACTCTACCCAGTTCATCTTCCGTCTGTGAGTATCGCTGATATCGTCTGGCCTGCTCCGGCGTGTAGCTGATCTTCTCCGCCACTGGCGCAGGCGCGGCTGATGGCGCACCGGGTCGCTGTCCGACGGCATATGGATTCTCATACACGCCCGGCGGTCTGTTCGATAGCGGCACCGACTCTGCAGGACGCACTGGCACAGTCGATAGCGGCTGGTCTCCTGCTTTGCCTCTCTTCGCATTCTCGGCGATGCCCTCCTTAGTGTCCTCCCACTTCGGACCAGCCTGCCCCATGACGTTGGTCGCGAAGCGATGGCTGAACTCGCCCCAACTCTTCGGCATCCACGATGGCAACTCCCAACGCGACAGCGACTCGCACAACGAGAGGAGTCGATCCATCCCCTTGGCGATGTCGCCGATCAGCTTGGCGAAGAACACCAGCGTCGTGGTGAGGCCGAACGCATCCAAGAAGTGTCCGATCTCCAGCGTCAGCATCGAGATCGAGTTGGTGAAACGATCAAGAGCCGCCTGCGGGCCTTCGATCATTCGCTGCGACTTCTTCCAGCCCTCGGTTGCGTTCGCTGTCTTCTCGATCTCCGTGCCCATATCCGCATAGGCTCGCTGCAACTCGCGAACGACCTTGGCGTCCTTGATGCCGACCGCCTGCATGATCTCGCGCTGCTTCGTCGACTTCGCGAACATGCCGATCATCCATGCCATCGGGTCGCCTTCTTTCTTGGCGGCTTCGAGGTTGTCGAGCATGACCTGCACTGGCATGTTGAGCGCGTCGGCGATGCCCTTGTCGCCAGAGACCATCTTCTCCATCAGGTTGGACAGCAGCATGATCGACTGCGATGTATTGCCGGTCGCCCTGTTGGCGACGCCGACATAGGTCCCCATCCGCGCGAAGGCGTCGGCACCGCTGTATCCAAGCGCAGCCATCACCTCCGACATCCGCGTGCCTTGCGTGGCCAGAGCGGAAACATCGACATTGAGATCGTCGGCAACGCGAACGGTGGACTCCAGCACCTTCTTGTAGTCGCTGGCCGGGATCGACAAATTGCGCATCGCATCGCCAGCCACTGTGGCCATGTCATTGACACTCGCGCCCGCGCCCTTGGCATAGAGCGCGATGTCCGGAAACATCTTCTTCGCGTCGGCAGGCTTGACCATGCTCTTGTCGAGGAAGGATTTGAACGCGCCCTGCAGTTCGTTGAGGTCGTCGCCGGTTGACATCGCGACTTCCTTGAACATCGAGCCGAACGCTTCGATCTCGGTGCGCGATCCACCGATGGAATTCTGCAGACGCCGCAGCCCGGTGTCGAACTTCGCGAACTGCTGAAAGCTCTGACTCATTGTCTCAATCACAGCCGTGACGGTGAGCGCCTTAGCCGCCATCTTCGCCAGTCCACCGGCTGCACTGTCAGCGAACTTGCCGAATTGGCTGACAGCCTTCCCACCCTCCTTGATCTTCATCGCCGCGTAGCGTTCGTCGTCAGCCGCCTGCGCGCGAGCGTCGCGAAACTTCCGCACCGATTTGATTTGGACTTCCAACTGCTGTTCGAGGGTACGACCTGTATTCTTCGCCGCCGCCGCCGTTTGCCGCAGCGACAGGGCGATGCCGTCGTTAGTCATCTTGTATTGCTTCTGAATCTCCTTCGGCAGCGAGGCGAAGTTCTTCTTCGCCGACTCGATGGCGGCCATCGAATCGTCTACGGCACTAATGACGACTGTCTTCTTGTTCTCGTCAGCCATTCAGGGAGTCCCCTTTACGGTTCGTCATCCAGATCGAAGCCAGCCTGCGGCTCTGGCGGTAGCGGTGCGCCCGGTCCCTGCAGTGCCGTCTCTTCTTCGTCGGTCTCTTCAGCGGCTTCGGTCGGAGCGGGCTCTGTCTTCAGCGGCACCCTGCCGCCGCCGATGTCGTCGCGTATCTCCTGCGGGATATTGGCCATGAACGCTTCCATCACCCGGTCGGCATCGGGATAGCGAAGCTCGCGCAGCACCGCCTCATCGACACCGGCAAGCTCAGTCATCAGCGCGATCATGCTTGGCCAGTGCCGATCCTGCCACAGCAACAGGTGACCGAACTTGAACGGAGCGAAGGTGATGCTGTCCACCTTCTTGCCGTTGTACTCGAACGGAATGAACAGATGGACGGTGCGCCCGCCGAGTTTATCAATCGAGATCGCCATACGAATCCTCTCCCTGCCGGTGACGCATCCGGCAGGAAGATCGCCGCGTCGTCAATGGTGAAACCAGATGGTGATGACGTTCTCGCCGTGATCCACCCGCTGATCGACGAACTCGATGTTCTCGTGACCGCCAGCGCCGTCACGGTCAGCCACCACGACGCGCTTCTTCTCGTCGTGGCGCTGAAGCTCCTCGATCAATTCCTTGACCGTCATTGTGCGTTGCTAACCGGGTTGGCCGGGATAGCAAGCAGGCGCACCATGTCGTCGGTGAGCATGTTGTCGCCGATGCCGAGCGTCGTGGTGAAGAAGTCCCACCAGAAGATTTGCTGGAAGCCGCCTTCACTGACCATCATGTTCAGTTCGTAGTGCATGATGTTCTTGATCGAATACTCGTGGTGCATCAGATTGCCCTTCGAGAACGCGGTTGGGTTCACACGACCCAGCCGACCCTCGATCACAGCAACAGCCTGCAGCGCCTCCGACGTGCGCCGATCACGGATCAAACCGTAAGCGGTGAAGCGGTGATACTGCGTATCCTCCTGACCCAAGAACGACATCACGAGCGGGTCCCAACCAGCGAGGTTGAACGTCGCTTCGAGCTTGTTGATGTGCGTCGGAATCTCGATGCCGACCGGCGCACCGGCTGGCGTGTGATCGACGTAGTTCTCTTCCCACGTCGGCAGCTTCAATTCCTGCAGCACGAGATGGGTGGAGATGCCCGGCATCGTGCTCGCGCCGGTGCCGACAGCATCGCCGCAGATAAGGTTTGCGCTCTCCATCACGTAGATGGTCTGGTTAGCCATGTCTCAAATCCTTTCTTCAAGTTGGGTTGACGGATGGACGCTTGCAGTCGTCCCTACAGTTTGACGCTCGTCAGTTCGAGCGATCCGCCAAGCTCAAGGTTACGAGGTCGCGAGGTTAAGCTGCTGAGCGAGATCGGCAACCATCTCATCGATAGCTTCGCGATAGCGCGAAGACTCGATGGTCAGGTGCTTCAGGACCGGCGGCTCTTCAGCTTTGAAGCCGACAGTTAGATGGCCCATCCTGATTTGCTCAGCCGAGTTGCCTTCGGTCTTGAAGTTCACACGGTAGCCAAGGATGTGATTGTCCGCGTGAAGATCGCGCAGGAAGAACTGCATCGTGTTCAGGATCGCCTGCACCGTGTGACCGATGATGTTGTAGCGACCAAGGAAGTAACGCAGCGTCTTCAACATGCCCAAGTGGATGTAGTCACGACCCCTCATGACGTTATACATCATCCAGATCGGGTCCTCGCCGACGTTGTCGGTGGAGATCAGAACGAAGCCGCCCGACGCAATCGCGAAGTCGTCTCCGATCTCACCACGCACCAGCACGCCGATGTTCGCGGCGAGCAACTCCTGCGCCTCGTTCGCGCTGTCGGTCAGATTGAAACCGATGTCGCGGTTCGGCGACACGATCCCCTGCACCGCTTGGTTCGCGGCAGAGTGGAACGGTGCGCCGGTCTCGTGGTCGCGCCGCACCATGATGCCCGCCATGCGAGGTGCAAGCGGCCTGATCATGATGTAGCTCGTCACCGGGTCCATCACACGGCAACCACCCGACAGTGCGATCAGGCGATGCGACTGCATCGTCTCACGCCAGTCGAAGTCGTTCTGCATCGAGGAGCCTGCGCTCTCGACGATCATGTGGCCAAGCAACTGATTGCAGATCGGCGTAGCGCCAGCAACAATCGGATTGGCACCCGTGACGATCTCCGCTTCATAGGTCGCGACTTCGCCGTAGACCATCCACGAGAGATCGATCACGGCACCCGTGCCAGCGCCGGTCGTGCGGAGCGGAGACCCCTTCGCAGGCGGCGTATCAGTGCCGACAACGAAGCCGGGAGTGGCGACATCGAGTTGGAGGATCGCACCAGAACCGGCGACCTCGTCGATGCTCGCGACAGTGAGCATGAGTTCGTTCTCCATGATCAACTGTTCGCCGACGATGTAGCCCATGCCGCCAGAAGCAATCTCGGCACCGGAGCAACGATAGCCCGGAGGAGGAGCGGTGATGGTCGGAGGCTCGTCGTACCACGCGCCCGGCAACTCCAGTGAGACGGGGCCAAGTGTGCCGTTGCTCATGCCGTATGCGTGGCCAGTCGCGGACACGACGTTGGGACCGCCACCCTCGAACGTCACCGGGTAGAGATGATCCTGCACGTA